GAAGCAGCGGAACACCACGCTTGCACAATCTTCGAGCGGTCACTCAAGGTCGAGGAACCTACCGCTAAGATTGAGACTCTGCGGGATATCGCTCGGAGATTAGGACTCCAGCGATTGACCTACGAGCAGTACAAGTCTCGGATAATCAAGGCATATACTGAGCGGTTCACACTGGCCAAGCAGATGCAAGAGTACTATGACTGGTTGGTGAAGAACGAGGGGGCGGATCAGGTCACGCTGTCCGACGGATGGCTGGACATGTTCTCAAAGCGCTATGAGGGACCGGAAGGATTCGACTTGTGGCGCCGGGACGCGAACAGAACGGAGCAACAGCTTAGGGCATTCGAGGCAAAGAAGGCACGGGCTGAGCGGGCTGCAAAGAAGGAAGCGGAGCAGCGCAAGATAGATCAAAACGGAGCCGGCACGGCCGTCAGTGGCGACAAGAGGGACGAAATCAAAATCAAGTCGCCTACTCTGCAAGCTGCGTGGAATCTCATGATACAGACTTTCCTTGACGCGGTTAGCGGCAACGATGCCGCAGTTGAGAAACGGGAAGGCTGGCTCGTAGAGATCCTCAACAACGCAGTCGGTGAGATTAAGGACAAAATGTCCGACGAGCGGGACGCAGCCCAGAAACCTGCGTTTTCCATGTCGGACGAAGATAAGGCGGACGCAGCCAAGTCTTACATGGATGCACTGCCCGACGATCCGGCTGGCGAGCCACTCACGGAAGCGGATGAAGCGATTATCGAAGAGATCGAGAACGAGCCGCAGACGTTGCAAGACGTTGTAGGCGAGTAAGACGATTCGAGGCCCTTGGGCGCAAGCCTGGGGGCCTCTTTTTTTGTGTCTTTTGAACCGGAACCCTAGGGAACTTTTTGCCTAAAACAGAGTCTAAGCCTTAGTGTGGCGAGAATGTTCCAATAAAAATAAGCCCCCGAAATGGCCACCAGATACTAAACTTCCTCCCAAAACTGCTAGGAGTACCTTAATTATGAGTGAAGGTATGAACGTCATGAAAGCCTATCAGGCTATGTCCGCAGAGGACAAAAACGCATTGGCTGAATTGCGCAAGTCTGAGGCTGTCAGGCTAGGTCGTGATATCACCTTGGGGGAAATCATTTCGGCCGTAACGCCAGGAATGAAGACTCCTGACTTCTTCAACGCATAGAAAGGATAGCTCTATGTCCGCTGTCGCAATGTTTCAGGTTACGCACCACGGCAATTACTGGTGCGTTCGCGTCAAATACCGCCACGATTACTACATTTTCCGGTACGTTTACAAGACACGGGAAGAAGCCTCAAAGACTAGGCTGACGCTTGAGGAAACGTTCGGAAAGCCGGTAAGCCCCGAACTGGACCTTGAGTGCAACTACTGGTGCTTGTCGGACGGGGCTTTGGCCACATTTTCGCCAGTCAAGAAGGCGGCTGTGGGTCACGTGGCTTACTACCTTGTCAAGAATTACCACACGTCCGCCACGGACGCCCTTCCTATTGGTAATCACTGAAGAATTCCCCCTCTTAAGGAGGATCGGCCGCATGTGCCGTGAAAACATGCAAGAGGTCTTATTTTACACACGTAACCTCGGAGTATATCCGTATGAACGAGAAGTCATCGGCTCAACGTGCGTCCAAGCCTGTCACCACGAACATCACCGTGGGCAAGCTCAGGACTCTTCTGGAAGGAATGCCGGACAACGCGTCTGTGCTCATCCGGCCACACAACAGCCAGGAATTCCAAAAATCCTGGAACGCCAACACACGGGAGGTACAGAACGCTTACCAGGCGAACGACGACAGGTACACTCCCCCTCAGTGCCTCACCATCGAGGTTGGTGAGTTCTCCGAGTCAGGAGAGTAAGGCTGGTTGACAGCGGGGGCCATGGATGGCCCTTTTTCTTTTCATATTCACCGAGGAGTTTTTATGGCTCTGTCGAACATACTAAGAGAACCTCTCAAAGACGGAAAGCCCTTCGTGGTTAACTGATTGTGTGGGGCAGCTCTTTCCTTGAGTATCCTTTGGTCCTAGGCATCATAGCGGTGCTTAGGATCAAAGAGTATTGGGATTGGCGCAAAATTTACACTTTGCGTTTCCTTGTCGGGAACTTTTTCCGTTTTTCGTTGTCTAAGTCTTGTAAGCGATGAAATCGGTCTAGAAAGAAAAGGAGGTGCCCCAATGTGAGATCTAAATAAGCACATGTGCCATGTGCCAAGCATGTTCTTCTGATTGTTGTTGAAAGATCATTCACACTCAAGGGCGGGGCCGCCCTCTTGTCACTCCACCACTTAGAGCCCCGCCCTTTTTTATTGCCTGAAGGAGTTATAGACCTTGCCGAGCAAGCAAGAAATTGAGAACTTTGTTGCGGCTGCCCTCAATGAGGCGGCCTCGACACGGGCGTATTTAAAGCCTGTACTCTCTGAACATAGACTAATAAGAGAGGCTGAACAAGCTTTGGGTATCGCTTGCACTAATTTAGCTATTTGGCTGTACGGGGCGTCAAATGAGCATTTCGCAAGTAAGTCAAACGACGATGATTTTTCAAGTAAGAAGCGTCGAGGTTTACCGACTAAAGTCGGGTCCTGACCACGTTTATTTGACAACTAATTGGCCTAATCCCCAACGGCCATATGAAGGCACTCTTAAAGTGCACCTGATTCTTGATCGCGGACAAGCGGAGGATTGGCTCCGGGCTAACAGACTTGATAAAGTCGAGACGCACGTCTACGACGCTACAAGGCCCGTTGAGCGACCACCGTTATCCGCTCTCCCGATGATTGCTCGACTGTAAAGACTGAGAGGAGGTCAGCAGGCTACCTAACCCGGAAAAGCCTGCACTATAAGGCCCTTTAATTAGGGCCTTCTTTTATCTATTGGTTTACCGGAGGGATGGTGGCGATTTAACAATTGCGTTCAGAATACGTATTTATCTAAGGCAGGACTGATAAACCCGTACCCTCGATTTATACAGAATCCTTAACGTTAATTCTGGTTATTTCTTAACCGTAAGGTGACACTACTATCCTAATGGGCCGTATGGGCCTGGGCGGCGAAGTCCAGGCCATTCTTTCATTCTAATGGTCAAGCTCAGGAGTTAGGTACACATGAAACCGAAAATCGTTGTGCGTCATTTTCATGATGGTAACGACGCGGACCACACGGTCAGAGCCGTTAGAGCAGTTGATGCAGAGAAAGGCAAAAACAATCCTCCTTTGTACGCTACAAGGGCAACCGTAGTTGATCTAGAAACAGGCAAAGCCTTGACAGAGGATTTTTGGGCTTTCTGTAGCCCTCGAGACGTTCCTAGCAGGAAGCGAGGACGGCAATGCGCTGTCGGACGATTGTTGAAGAAGCATCCACAATTCATTTCCGAGGTACTGAAAACATGAAAGCAGTCACTATCTATTTTCACAAGTCAGAGCCCGTGACTATACATCAACCGCAGGACGCTACTGATATCGGCGTTGACATTCATTCAGGAGGTGTTCTCGTTGTATGGAAACAGCCCACTGTGGAGGGCGATGAATGGGCAGAGATACAGAAAATAGATGGGTACAATCAGGGAATCTGGAAGAGTTTCCACGTCTTCACTCCAGCTGCGGAGGGTACCGCCTGATATGGCTAAGCCGAGGATTAGTGAGGACGAGATAAAAGAGCTTGAAAATCAACGACTTAAACAGCGCCTAGAGCGCAAAAGGATCAATCGTGAGCGGTACAAAAGGCAGTGCAAAAGGCGATCCGATCTTCGTTGAAGAAAACGAAATCTGCGAACTCCCTGGATGTTGCGGTGTGTTCGTTATGTATAACCTCGGGAATCCGGAAGACGACGTATTTTACGAGGAACTTGCCGGCAGTTACACGAAGGAAGTTCTTAAAAGATCTGATCAACTCAAGGCAGGCGTAGACTCTCTTAAAGACCTTACTGCCCGAGCCGTTAACGTGGTGTTCACGGACGCCAACGACCTTGCCGTTGACTACGAGAACGGGGAGTTCTGGGCTTCGTGCTTCAGGAAGATGGGATGGAAGGTCAAGAGGATTCAATTAAATCGGAGTCCCACTACCGGGAACGGTTTAAGGCTCTGGGTAGCCACTAAGAAGTAACGAGGATTTCCAATGACGAAAAGCAAGAAGAAGTTCAACATCACGGTCGGGGCTGATCCTGAGTTCTTTGTCCAGGAGGAGGCTTCTGGGCACGTAGTGCCGGCGTGTGGTAAATTCGGGGGCACTAAAAAAGCCCCCGTTCTTATTTGTGAAGAGGGGGGCTATTTAGAGGATGGGGCAACAGTGGAGATCAACGTTGTTCCGTCTGATTCTTTGAAACAAGTGGCTTTGAAGATCGATAAAGTTCTTGAAGTCTTCGAAGCCAAATTCCCGAACTACGTAATAGCGCCAGGCACCAGCGCGCAGTTTCCAAAAACTGTTCTCAAGATGAACCCCGCCACGATGGTGATAGGGTGTTCAGCAGACAAGTTTGTGTATGGCCTTCGCACCGCTCCTCAGATCAACAGATTCAAGACGAGCCGGTTCGCAGGAGGCCATATTCACGTAGGCATCGATCCGTGGCCCGAAGGGTTGGCGAGGGAGACTTTCGTTACGGTCCTAGACTTCCTAGTCTTGAACCCGTGGTGTAAGAGAATGGACACGACTCGATATCCGTTCTATGGACACCCTGGACTGTACAGAGACACGGACTATGGTGTGGAGTGGAGATCCCCAGATAATTGGTGGTGCCACCATGCTCAGCCGAAATCTGATAGGACTCACTTCATCAACCTCTTCGATAACACCTTGACACTAGTCTCTGCTCTCTTGGAGAAAAGCTCTGATGGACGAGTGCTTGCTGAGATTGTGAATACTTGGATGTCCGACTATTCGATTAGGAAGCTAACCTCATCGAACAAGTTCAAGGCTTCCTTCGGGGCGTTCCACTCACTTTCGTCCGCAGGGAACATCCTCAAGGGAAGGCTAGAGACTGTGGTCTTCCCTGGCAAGCCGCTAAAGAAAGAGCCTCCTCCACTCAAGAAGACCTTCTCCACAGGCGACTTCGTATTCCATGTGGGCGACGACCCTGAGGCGGTGTAGTTTATGGGGGAACACTTCATAAGCGCAGCTAAGTACAAAGATTGCTCAGCGCAAGATTTTAATCACTACTTCCGTGGGACCTACATGGTCTACAGGCTGCGCCCAGGTAGTGATAAGTTCCGCCTTTACCAAGTGGAGGGGACTAATGACCACAATACAATAGGGGGCCAGTATTTGTCTTTAGGAGAGGAGTGGAAGGAAAAGAGCGTGCCGTTCGCTGCTTGGTGGGAGTACCTTTTCTGCATTTCCTCGTTCAAGCCTAGGCTGTTTAATCTCCACGATGGGTGCGCTTCTTGGTACCCTGAGTTAGCCACGAACAGGAGAAAGTCTCTGTACGCTGAGACGGCGAACATTGAGGTCAGGGGAAACTTGACTACTAATGAGAGGATAGAGCAGCACTTCTTGCAGAAGGCTTTCCCTGAGATTTATACACCCTCCTATAAGCTCACTTTGCCTGACGGTGATGCGTTCCTACGGTCCAAGAGAGCCGCAGCTCATGTCCAAGGAGGGTTCGTATTCGTGCAAGAGAACCCGTTTATTGAAGGAGACGTGCTGTACGGCAGGAGAAAGATAGGGACCATAGATCTGGCTAGGAAGATACACCTCTACAATAGGAACGATTTCTTTGGCAAACTCTTAGTCGGAGAGGCTCGTGTAAGCCCGCAGAACATCACCGTAGATCCTCCAGAGCCAGCAAAAGCGGAACGTCATGAGTTTGGGCCTTTGCACCCAGCTGCTCCTCCAGGAGCTACTCAAGCCTCCTGGAGACTAGGAGTCTACAGCAAACAGACAGGCCGAGCGTTCGAGTCAGTAGGGCAAATGGTCATGCCTAGCTGGGGCAGGGGACACATTCTGCAGGGTAATATAGATCACGCCTTCTACTTGTTTTTAGGAGACCCTATAAATCATCCCAACTACACCCACGTAGCCGCGTGGAACAAGGGGAACGAACTGTCTGCGTCCTACATCAACCTCGTCTTAACCAAGTACTTTGGGGAAATATAAGAATGAAAACCAATCTTAAAGTCAGGGATATCTTGGGGCTCCCCCCGGATCCTCCGGCAGCCGTAGATACTCCTTTACTGTGTCTCCCGAAGTGCAAAGTAGGTATGGAGTACGAGTGGGAGAACGTACAGAACTTCTCTTTCTTGGGTACGGACGCACTAGGTACGGAGTTTAGGAACTATTTTACTTGCCACGCCGACGGCTCCCTTAGGGGCAGCTCTGCTGAGTACGTGTTCCGTAAGCCGTTCATGGGGTCTCACGTTATAAACGCCATAGACGTAATGGATCAGGTAGCCAAAGCAAAGGGCTTTCAGGGCTCTTATAGGACCTCCCTGCACGTCCATTTGGATATGCTGGACACGGAGTTCCCTGAGACAGTAGAGCGTCTGGGGGCTGTATATTGCCTCGTAGAGCCTGCCCTGTACGACTTTATAGGGGACGAGCGGAGTCTGTGTAACTACTGTGTGCCGTGGTACATCCATCCTCAGCACATAGAGCAGTACTTCCGTTCTATGTCCGTTTTTAAAATGTTCCCAGAGGCCCCTACCAAGGTGGCCCGTAGCCTGAAGGAGGCTAAGCAGTACAAGTACGCTGGCTTGAACTTCTTCAGCTTAGGGGACTACGGTACGATCGAGTTCAGGCACGCCTCTGTGGACATGCCTAAGAACAAGATCGTCAAGTGGGTTAATCTATTGATGCGACTCAAGAAATGGGCCGTGACCCACACTCTTTCTGTTCGCGATATCATAGAAGAGGCTCAGAAAAAGGGCCCGTTCGACTTTACTAAGGAGGTATTTGAAGAAGACTACGCAGATATCATGCCCGGCCTCGACCCTTACGGCAACTTTAAGCTGGGTCTAGCCACTTTGTATCTTTTTGCGTCTTACACCAAATAAGAAGAGGTCGAAATGTGTGGACTTTTTGGGGCTTTCCGAGCGGATAATGCCCTTTTTGATCATAAAATCATTGACCTCATGGAGCACGGACTGTACGTCAATGCTCTGCGAGGTACCGACGGCACTGGTATAGGCTTGGTGGAGTCGAACTTCGCCGCCTCGTTCAGCAAGTCTCACCTTGCTTCGCCGGACTTCCTCCAGACCCGTCATTGGGCCTGGGCCAAGAAGTTCATGGTTCAGAGCAGGGCTTGTCTAGGGCATACCAGGCATTCCACCAACCAGAACAGCTACAATACGGAAGGAGCGCACCCCTTTGTATGGGAGATCGAGAACGACAAGAAGCAGATGGAAGCGGTCATGCTGACGCACAACGGGCATTGCTCGAAGGCTTTCAGGCTGACGCCAACCGACTTCAACCATCCGGTGGACTCCGCCCACATCGCCTACGCCCTTCTGATGGCTGGCGAGAACAAGGTGGAGAACGTCCTGGCCGAACTTGACGGTTTCTACGTACTGGTGTGGTACAACCAGCTAGCCAAGACCATGAACATTTGCCGTAACGATGGGACTCGTGAGCTGTACATGGTGGCGAACAAGGCCAAGACTCAGATCTACTACTCTTCCGAGAAGGAAATGTTGAAGTTCGCTCTGGATAGAGTAGGCGTAGAGGTGGATAAGAACTACTGGGAGTTGAAACCGTTTATCCATTATACTTGGGACCTTACCAAGAATAGCTTGGACAAGCCTCTTGCAAGGAAATACGAAGAAAAAAAAGCGTACCAGGGGTACCAAGGGGGTTCAGGGAAGGCAGGTACCCATGGATCGCGGACGACTGGAGCGAATACTGGGAGTGACCCCCTCGCAGAAGATTCTGCCGTCAAAATCAATCCCTTGCATCCCCTTAAAGGGGACATTATCTACGGAGATTTCAGCTTTGTTGCGGGATCGAGAGGAAGTTTCCACCACGGAACAAACAAGAATGGAGAACAGACTATTTATGGGTACATTTATGGGACCCGTAAACTCGACCAAGACTCGTCGATCAAACTAGTCGGCATAAACAAAGAGGATCTGGTTCATTACAAGGATCTCATCGAGGAGTTACCGTGCAAGGTCCTCAGAGTGGAAATTGTAAAGCAGACCACTACGAATAGGGAGATCCTGAGCTATGAGGTGTGTCTGGATCGAACAAGAGCCCAGACTCAGCTTAACAATAAGAAGTACTGGCACCCCACGGTTAACCTAGTCCCTGGATGGGCCGGTCAGATCTCTCTGTGGAAGTGGAAGGACCTTCAGAAGGAGGGCTGCGCTGAGTGCGACGGAGCTATTCTGGATACAGACGTGGGTCACGTAGGGTTCATGACTCATCCGCTCAATCCCGAGGATCTGCCGACCGATGTTCAGAGGCAGATGGTCTGCCCTACTTGCTGTAAGGAGCTTACTCTCCAGATAGCGGCTGAGAGGAACATCACCCTTCCTCAGGACATAGCTGAGAAGCTGGAGAACGAAGAAGAGGAAAAGATAGTTCTCCCGGATGCTCCAGATAAGGGCGAGGACGAAGACTTCGTGCCTGGACCCTTGGATTCGGCGGAAATTAATTAGGGGGGTACCATGGCAATGAAAGTAATTTTATCCCCGTGGAGGGGAGGGACGCCGCGAAGGCTTGCGGCGTCCTTGAACGCGGTCGTAAGGACACCAGAAAAGTTTGATAAGCCCCGTCTCGTGACTCCTAGTCTGATTCTTAATTGGGGATGTGGCAAAGTTTTGCCGGTTAGGTGCAGGGTACTCAACCATGCAAGCCGGGTTGCCGTAGCCGCCAATAAGCTCAGGACGTTCCAAGCTCTATCAGAGGCTAAGATAGCGACCCTAGAATGGACTAAGGACGTGGCCGAAGCGTTAAAGTGGCACAAAACATCATCTGTAATAGGCCATCACAACCTTCACGGACACAGCGGGTCGGGGCTTACTTTATTCAAGAAGGGGGAAGGAGGTCCGTCGTCGTGCAAGGTCTACACAAAGTATTTCCCGAAGAGGGTGGAATGCAGGGTCCTGTGCGTGAGGTCAGGGGACACGTATTCGACCTTCTACATGGAGAAAAAAAGAGTCCTCGAAAATCGGTACAAAGAGTTCGACATAAGCGAAGCGCCGACAACGTTCGTCAGGACGTACTCGAACGGGTGGATATATTCGAGGGAGGTCCCCGACGACCCGAAGGCTATGGAATTAGCAATCAGAGCTATGAAAGCTATGAAACTGGACTACGGAGCGGTGGATGTGATGAAGGATACGAAGGGGAACTATGTAGTGGGGGAGGTGAACACCGCCCCAGGCCTAGAAGGCCAAGCGCTTAGTTGGTTTTCACTCTGTTTAGGTCGCTTAATCAATCCGGGGAGTCATTAATTATGTCTATCGCTTGCAAATGGTTCGGTAAAGCCGCTACGGCTAGGCTCGTGACTAAGTTCGTCGAGTACAATTGTGGCACGAAGATGGTAGGCCGCATCCATCTTGAGGTGACTACTCAAGGGCTTGCCGGCGACGCCACCAGCACTTCTCTCGACACGTACTACGATCCGCCCAGGACCACAGAGTTCGAGAAGCTCGGCAAGGAGAACGAGAAAGAGTTTATCACGGAGTGGTTGGCTAGCCTGAAGGTGAACAAAACCTTCGGCCCTCTGTCTGCTGGGGGAGCTAATACAATCTTCCCGAGTGACCCAGGTCACTACAAGCCCTCAGCTCTTGTGTTCTCGGATACTATCTACCAAAACCTCCGGGACATCCCATACTGGAGGAACTTTGGGTCTCTTATTGAGATATTCAAGCGTGATCCTAGCTACGGAGTTACGGTCTACCAGTTGCCTATATTTGGCAACTTGACCTACGGCACCTTCGCGCACCCGTCAAGATTGACGGTGCTGTTCCTTCCGGATGTAGTAGTCTTCGATAAAGAAGCACTCGCTACCAAAAGCGAGAGCTTCAGGAATAACGCTCGAGGTATGCTAACCTCTCACGCTTATTCCTTAGGTTCTGTAGATAAGGCGGAAGCCGAGAAGGCTGTAGCCTAATCTCTCTTAAGAGAGTCCGGCCTTTGGGTGAGGCCGGACTCTAAGAGCGCTGTCTTGGGGTGGACAGCGCGAAGAGTAAGAGTTTTATCAACCCCCTTTTATTCCCCCACTGTCTTGGGGGATGGAAGACAAATATTATATCAGCTTGACTAACATGTGTCAAGCGATTTATTTCAAAGGAAAACAGAGATGCAAGTATCATCTACGATGAATTGTTGCGGGACCTACCAGATGACTGGTCTCTATACGCCGCCTACCAAGGAGGCGTTGGACCTCATCTTAACGAGTCTCAAGCAATCCGGTAACGGTAAGTTACCTGTGATTGTGGTGTTCTCGGATGCCACAGGAAAAGCCTCTCCTGACCACCAGGCCGGAGGAGGGGACGCTTGGGCTGCCTTTCTACGTAAGGAGGGGTACCACGTAGACGAGATCGAGCTTGGCAAGAACCCCAAGAGCTATAACTATCTGAAATTCTTTATGTGGTTCGCCCACAAAGACAAAAAGGTCTCTAAGAGGACCGTATTCCTGAGGAGCAAGAAGAATGAGAACGAAAGTACCTCTGTTACCGGGAGTTCAGACGGACTCGTCGGAGGAACCCGACGATCAAGAGTCGGTAGACTTTTCGGACGATGAGTCTTACCAGCCCTTAAACCTTCACGTAGACGACGAGAGAGTCTACGAACCAGACCTAGATGAGGTCATAGGAAAAGCCCTTGATGATCTCGAGCATGAAGACGATGTATAGCACAACTCCAGACCAAGCTGCTGAAATAGTAGCTATGGCTACTACCTTGTATGCCGGGCAATCTGCCCGTGGCATATGTCCCAAATGTAAAGGAGGTGACTCCAAAGAGAAGTCTTTCTTGGTGAGCCGAGACCTAGGCTCTATGCTAAGGTTCATCTGTTTCCGGGCTACTTGCCGGTTCTACGGTCGCCAGTTCATGGGTACCCAGCACGTCCAGGAGAAGGATCCTCTGCCTATGAAGGCTTCTAAGCTCTTTAAGGACGAGCTTACGGACCTTGCGGATACGGATGTCGAGATCTTCAGGGATACTTACGGCATCAATCTGAACCGTATGTCAACCTTCTGGTGTGAGGAGAAGAAGATGTACGCCCACAAGGTCAGGGGACCCAGCATGGAAATGCGGGGCTGGACCCTCAGGGACTACCTAGGGATTAGGCCGATAAAGGCTCTGCACTACCCGTCCACGACGGAACAGCCTTTTATCTCTTGGGATATGCCCATAGAGGATTATGCCCCAGGGGTAGTGGTAGTTGAGGATTGGCTCAGCGCTAAGAAAGTGTCCGATGCCGGCATGAAGGCTGTGGCCCTCTTAGGGACCTTCATAGACTTCGAGAGAGCCTATGAGATCAAGGCTTATAATGACTGGAACGGACCCATTTATTTGGCCCTGGATCGAGGAACCATGCATCTGTTGATGAAATATAAGGACAAATTTGGTATAATATGGGGGGATAACGTAGAAGTGTGGTCTCTTAAGGATGACCTGAAGTACGTCTCAAGGAAAAGGATTAGAGAGGCAGTAGATGGAAAGAGAGATTTTATCGGCGATGATAGGAAGCAGGGGGTCGTATGAGCTGGTACGAGAGGCTATCGGTTCCAGTTACGACTCCGCCTTCTCCTCGATTGGCACTGTCGTCGCGAAAAGTATCGAGGATTACTACACTCAAGACCCGGCTGCAGGATCTTGTAACAAGGAGATTATTGCTAACCGCTGCACAGAGAAGGTCCTCAGCCCTAAGACTGCTGGAATCATTCAGGGTTTCGTATCTGGACTTGACGGGACCATATCTGTACCCAACCTTGTCAGCGATCTTCGACGACAGCGTAGATTTAGAGTCGGTGATAAGATCGCTGGCTTACTCGCAAATCGCCAAGAGGGCAGTGAAGTCGATGAACTGCTCAAGGTATATCAAGAGCTAGGAGTACCAGATGATAGGGTTGACGGCAATGACGTATATCGTGGAGTTGGGCTCGAGGAGTTACTTGAGCGACACTTTGATTCCTCCACAATTTCCCTGGGACTACCAACGCTTGATAAGATGTGCGAAGGAGGCGCGAGACCAGGACATCACGTCCTTGTATTTGCTAGACCTGAAATTGGAAAGACCCTCATCACGCTTAACATGGTACGCTCGTTCGTTGAGCGAGAGAGAACTTGCCTTTACATTGGCAACGAGGACCCAATGCCTGACTTGGTTCTTCGCTTTGTGGGGGGCCTCACAAGACGAACTAAGGAGGAGATTAGGCGCTCTCCACGCGAAAGCCTTGACTTGGCAAAATCTCGAAACTACGACTTCTTTATTGGAGCCCCACTATCGCCGGGGTCATACCCGGAAATTGTGCGACTATGTGATAAGTACCAACCTCAGGTCGTAGTTCTAGACCAGCTTCGTAACCTTAACGTAGGAGATGATAACCGTGTCGTTGCCCTCGAAAAAGCTGCCATCGGTGCCAGGAATCTCGCCAAAAGTCTTGGAGTCCTGGTTGTCTCAGTTACCCAAGCAGGGGATTCGGCTGAAGGCCGATCTCACCTCGAACTCAGTGACATTGACTTTTCAAAAACCGGGATTCCTGGAGCCATTGACCTGGCTGTGGGGATCGGAGCTTCAAATGAAGACAAGAGATATAATTTTCGGACGATCAACGTCTCGAAGAACAAGCTCGGGGGTATCCACGACTCGTTCCAAATCAGGGTCGATCCGAGAATCGGCCTAGTCGAGGAGGTAGCTTAATTTGGCAAGGAAGCCCCACCCTCTAGACCTAAATCCTGACGTATACTGGAGGAACGATTATGTCGTCCTCGACTTTGAGACTACAAATCTGGACCACGGACGCCCACTTAATCCCGGCAATAACGTGGTGCTCGCTGCTTGGAGTATCGGAAACGAACATCCGTTACACACAGGGTATTCGTCGTCCATATTACATAAATTTGGAAATGAATACGAACAAAACGAACTTTACGAGGCTATTGCAAGATCTTCTTTTCTGGTTGCTTACAACGCAAAGTTCGAACTCGGGTGGCTCCTCAGAGCTGGGGTGGATCTTAGGAAACTAATAGTCTACGATCCTATGATCGGCGAGTTCGTGCTCGCCGGTAACCGCAAATTTGACGGAGGGCTTTCCCTTGACGCTACGTTACAAAGGTACAAAATTCCAGGTAAGCTGCGCTATGTGTCGGCACTTATTGACAATGGAGTATGCCCAAGCAGCATTCCTCAACGCGAGCTTCGAGAGTATTGCATTTGTGACGTTCGAAGAACAGAAAGTCTCTTTCTTCAACAAAGAGGGGAAATTTTTAGAAGCGGCCTTCAGAGAGTCTTTTACGGACGATGCCTGCAATCACCGATGCTTGCCGACATCGAAGCTAGAGGAATGCAGCTCGACGAAGAAAGAATATATAGTCGATATAAGTCTACAAATACTGAGTACGACAGACTTGAGGGTGAGCTTGGTGAAGCTTTCGGAGGAATTAATTTTCGCTCTTCTAAGCAGGTGCGGGAGCTCGTATATGAGAAGCTTGGGTTCTTTGAAGTTCGAGATTACAGGGGCCAACCTGAGAGAACTGCTACAGGTAAGCCCTCTACGGCGGACGAAGTACTTGGAAAGCTTGTCGCCACAACAGAAGCTCAAGCTAAATTCAAAAAACTATACGGGCAGCTATCCCCCCTAAAGAAGAGGGTCTCAATCCTTAAAAACCTAGTCGGAGCTTGCGAAGAAGACGGTGGACACGTATTTGCCCAGTTTAACCAGTGCGTCGCAGGAAACCACCGGCTATCGTCGACTGGCCTTAAGTGGGGATTTAACTTCCAGAACTTCCCGAGAGATTTCAAGACTCTCTTTAGGGCTAGCAATGGAACTTGGGTGGTGGCTGAAGGAGACTGCCCGCAACTTGAGTTTCGAACTGGAATTGACCTCAGTAGAGACATGGTTGGACTCGCAGATATTCTGGCGAGAGCTGACGTCCACTCTCTCACCTCGCACGTTACAGGCTTCAGTAGGACTGACTCTAAACCCCATACTTTCAAGCCTATGTACGGGGGCAGATCCGGTCCTAAGAAGCTTCGGGATTATTACGAAGCTTTCAGAAACCGCTATAGAGTTATGTATGACATGCAAATGGGATGGGTCTACAGAGTACTGGAAACTAAGTCTCTTAAAATCTCATCCGGACTTGTGTTCTATTGGCCGGACACGGAGATAACCAGCAGTGGCTACATTACGAACACTCCAGCTATCTTTAATTACCCTATTTCATCTTTTGCTACTGCTGATATTTCTCAGCTTAGCCTGCTTCTACTTTGGCATCATATGGGTAGTATGGACAGTTTCATATGCAATACTATTCACGATTCAGGAGTTCTCGAAGCTTGTCGAGAGGAGCTTGACAAAATAGAGGAGTTGATGGTATACTGTTACACAGAAGAAATATATGACTGTCTTGATCGTCTATATGGGTATAATGCTGTTACTCCTTTCGGCCTCGGTTTTAAATCTGGTTCGAGTTTTTGGGGGGAAGGATCTGAAAAGAAATATGAAAACGATAAAAGATTCAAGTTCACTTCCGACACTGCCACAAGTATCCGGCTATAAAGAACGGGCTATGGCAGTAGAACCTAGTGAGCTTACGCCTAGGTACGAACCTAGGAAGAAGTGCAAGAAGTGCTACAGGGAGGCTTTAAAGGAAAACAGCACTTGCCCAATATGCGAGTTCATGGCAGCTAGACTAAAGGAAGAAAAGAATGACGAAAACAAAGGGATATGTTACTTACCTAGGAGGAACGACGTACAAGGGGCAGAAACTGTATTCGTTCCGACTGAAGAATCAGGATCTGTGGTTCCGGTGCGGCACCGCCGAGCCGGCTATATCCAAAGACGACCTCATTGAGTTCGAGTACGAAGAGAAGGACGGGTTCGCAAATGTCGATCTTGCTAGTATCCGGAGCATTGATCTTAGTACCTCTAGCGATGTTCCTGAGGTGCGTACTGCTGAATATCGAGTCAACTCCGGGGGTCTTTCCAAGGATGATTATTGGAAGAACAAGGAGTTACGGGATCTAGCTAAGGACGACTACTATAAGGCGAACGATCTTCGCATTCAGTATCAGTCCGCTAGGAACGCAGCTATTACTGTAGTAGATGTTCTGCTACGTGAGAAGCTGCTCAAATTAGCCAAGGACGGCGATAACGTCGCGGTGGTTATCGGTAAGATAGACGATCTTACCAATGACTTCTTCGCTAAGTGTTCAAACATGGAGGTTGCTAATAGTGGATCTTAAGGTATACGAGACAGTTTCGGAAACTGAGCACTACGCTCTGGTGGTCGCTGATGTCCCAGGAGTAGACACTACTTGTTACGCGATTATTAATCGGAGGTACCGAGTAGTAGAAATGTCTACGTCTATCTTAGCCAACGCTAAGAAGTTCTTGGAAATGCTGGAGCAATGGATCTCGAATCCCCCAGGGGACGAGACTAGTCCAGCCGCTTTGCCGGACTTCTTGAATGGCTAAGTACGTACTGATTGATGGAGATAGTTTCGTCTACAGAGCAGGGTTCTCCGTCGAGAAAACTAAATATCTTGTGGAACATCAAGGACTTAGGCTCACTCATTGTGATACCAAAGCCCAAGCCGACGCCGCCGTAGAAAGTGGTGGAGGCTGGATATGGAGCCGACGGGAGGTCGGCTCTCTTGATCAAGCTATAGGAACGCTCAACGCTCTTCTTCAAAAAGCCATTAAAGGCGCGGGAGGGTCAGGTGATACTTCACCGTTCATTTATCTCAGCCCGACTGGCGGTACTTTCAGGGATTCCATTGCCACGATACGTAAGTACAAAGGCAACAGGGACACGCATAAGAGGCCTGTCTACTATCCTGATCTCAGAGAGTATTGCGTTAATACCCTGGGTGCGATGGTTGCTGTAAGTGAGGAGGCTGACGATAGGATTAGTTGGACCGCTAGGGAGATGCACAATCAAGGGAAAGAGGTGGTCATCATCGGGAATGATAAAGACCTTGTGCAGATCCCTGGCACCCACTACAACTTGGAATGGGAAGATACTATAACAGTAACGGAGGATGAAGCCAGGATATGGTTCTGGTGCCAAGTACTTTCTGGTGACTCGGCCGACAATGTGCCGGGATGCTGGAAGTTCGGGTACTCAAAGGCTAAGTACTTTGTCACGACCTGTAAGGGTCTTAACGACGAGGAGGTATGGCCTAGGATAGTCAAGAAGTATAAGGAATCTCAGAAACTAGAAGGTTGTCCCTACAAAGACAGAGACCCAGAAGAGGTCGCACTAGAGACAGCTCGTCTTACGAGGTTGAAACACAAACAGAATGAACCGTTATGGTCGCCTACAATAAACAGAGAGAGCAAGGATGGCCAAAAAGAAGCAAGGAAGCCAAGACCAGTCCCAAGAGAAAGGAGCCTCGGCACAAAAGAGTCGGTATATGCCCCGACTGTCTCGGAATCGCAAGCGGAAGACTCGCAGACATCTGCCCCACTTGCGACGGACTAGGGACCACCGATCTGGATTAGAGGATCGAGTAATCGCAGACTTAGAGAAGAGAGGTATTCCGTATGGCTACGAGACAAAAACCTTCAAGTTCCCCAGACGTGTACATCGCGGACTCTGTGGAGCATGTGGAAGTAAGGACGTTAGCGTCGAAAGGGAATACACGCCTGATCTTGAGGTGGGAGGGTTTTGGGTCGAAATTAAAGGAAAGCTCACGGGAGAAATTCGATCGAGAATGGAAGATTTTCTCAAAGCGTATCCTGGAATTGACCTGAGGTTTCTCTTTCAAAGGGACAATTGGATAACTAAGAAACATAAAGCGAGGTACTCGGACTGGTGCACGAAACTAGGACTGAAGTACTACGTAGGAGAAGAGGTACCAGAAGAATGGATAATTCCACAGACATAAGGACGACTTTGAAGGCCCGAGGATCTAAGTACGGTGCGTTCATAGATCACGCGAGGATAGTACAGAACTTAAAGACTGCCATGAGGGATTCTCCTAACTGGAACAGACTACCTCCTGATCAGACGGAGTGTCTAGAGATGGTGGCGCACAAGATAGGTCGAATCCTGAACGGTGACCACAACCATCACGATTCTTGGCATGATATTGAGGGATACGTGCACTTAGTGACTCAAAGGATTGAGGAAGATGAAAATAACAGAACTGGAACGGAGGTTTCTCGTCGAGACCCTTAAAGCTTGTCAAGAGGAGTTAGAAGAACTTGTTAGAACCAAGGATTGGTATGTTACAGACGTACTGGACCAAATCGAATCAGCCTTGGAGATTCTCCATGAATAATAATAGGAGCTATGGATGGCTAAAATTTACTGTTGGGACATTGAAACGAGCGGGCTTAATGGCAATGGAGGCTTTGTCCTTACCGCCTCAGTGGTGGACGCTAGTAAGCCGTCCAAGGTCCTCAGAGCGTTCCGCATAGATGACTACAAGGGGTGGAAAAATGACCCTGGCAATGATTTTGCTCTCGTTCGGGATTTGTCTAAATATCTTGCTACTGCTGACGTTTGGGTTACTTACTACGGAAAGAGGTTTGATCATCCTTTCGTTAGCACTAGGATTGTTTATTGGCGGGGTCGGGGTAGGTCGATCGAGCATCTTGAGAACGTGCCTCATATCGACCTATACGACACAGCTAAGAGGAGACTACGACTCCACTCCAACCGCTTGCAGGTTGTCAGCGACCTACTCGGGCACGGAGATAAGACTTCCCTTGAGCTGCCTGTCTGGATCAAAGCTGCCGGAGGCCACAAGAAGTCGATAGACTACGTGGCTAAACACTGCGATAAAGACGCTATCATACTGGCCAAGAACTATGTCGAACTACGCCCTTTGGTTCCTGCTCACCCTCATATTGGGCTGCTTAACACTCGTGATCTCTCATGCACTGCTTGCGGCTCACAACGTGTCCAGAAACGAGGATTTTACGTCACCCCAGCCACCAAGCGGCAGCGGATCAGCTGTCAGGAGTGCGGTAAATGGGGATCTATACCCTTCCGAGATCCCGCTACCGGAGTACATAAGAAGGGAGGTAAGAGTGGCCGTCGCTAAGCTAGCTGAGATTGTCAAGGAACACCCTAAGCTAGTTGAGAAATGGGCTCTTAGGTACATCCATCTGTACAAGACTCAAGGACCTGATGCTGCAAAAAAATGGGCTCTGGAGTTTTTACCACCAGAGCCCAGGTCTCGCATGAGCGAGAGAGTCAATCAGATTTGGAACGGCAAGAAGAAGTAAGGAGAACCTATTTTGGCAATATCATCATATTTCATCAATTCATATTCTAAGGTAGACCACTCAACTTCTCAGTCGTCCTCGCTGCTCCGAGACCTAACATCCCAAATAGCAGCGTTGTCAAAGTCTCTATATTTAGACCTGAAGGAACTGGAAGATGTGCAGACTGAGATATCCAACTTAGTAGAGGAAGCAAGAGGAATTGGTAGCACAATCCAAAGCCGCATATCCAGCCTGCGAAAGGACGCCAACCAGCTCGAAACAGTCCTGCAGTCGGAGAAGCTGCTTCAGCCGTATTTGTCTGGGATTCCGCCAAGGATGTCTGTAGTTGAGCCTGTAGCTCCGCCAGCGCCCCCTGCTGCTGTAGCTGGAGTAGGGCAAGCTGTGCCTGCGCCCGTGCCGCCGGATCCGGGATTAGTCGCTCAAGCAAACCTAGAACTGGCTGAAGCCAACCCAGAGGTGTCGCAGCTGTCGCAGTTGACAGTGCCGTTCCTAGATCTTTAATTATATCGCTCATGTAGGAGACCCTATGCAAGTATTGGAGAGACGAGACTTAAAGAGAATACTAGATGCTAGTTTATATGCCAAGAGAAGGGAAGACGTTAGAGCTAAAGTGCTATTCTACGTGGAGTTCTCGCTTGACGAGAAGACTTACGTCTATGCCGTGGTGGATCCCTATTCTGATTTCCCTAGGCATCGAGCTAGTAAACTTATTGATGAAGCACTTTTGGCACTTACACCAGTGAAAGAGGAGAAGGTTAATGAAACAGCTACCGACAATTCCGTGCCGTCTACCGTTCTTCCATAATCACGGAAGCGGTTGGGTAGAGAGCGGTGTGTACGATCTCACCGAACTCCTTGAAACTCTAGAGAAAAATGGTTTCCATCGGGACGAGATGAAAATCGTCCGCCCCAACAAAGTGGGACCGGCGGGTTCTGCTGAGACCCTAACTTTTCCCAGTACTCTCCAAGAGCTTGATAATCTTCTGTCTTGGATAGATAATAACCGTCTCGGAAAAGTTGTAGGTCAATTGCTAGTCTCTGGCAATGTAAGCTTTGGGCAATGCCAGAACCTGCTTGGGCATCTAGGAGCGCTTGCTGCGGCGTCCGATAGGCTTCGCCCAATGTTACAGAATATCCTAAAGAGTAAGCCTGATCCAAAAGACGAGGCAGTAGGCGAGAAAAAGTAAACTGTGCTTGGAGGAGTTCTGACATGTGCGGTATATTTGTAATATTGGCGGTTGCGTTCGCTCTTTATCTGGCGGGCCTCTTGTGCCTTGTGGCTACTTCGAGGCTGTAACCAATGATTGATCTACTTCAGACTGTACTGGCCTGGGGGGCCGTACTTCTAGGGATTGTGGTACTGGCTGTGTGTCTGATAGCACTAGCTGGAGGAAAAGGATGGGGATAACTGTAGGGATAGTAGGGGTAGAGGCTAAAAAGCTAACAGGAGAGTGGTCTATAGCTCAGGCCTGGATTAGAGATATCATAGATCCTACGAGGGGAAATTGGGAGTCTGGAAATATGTTCGGATTCCCTATGGATCACCCTAAGATTGATCTAGTGGTCTCTGGGGGGTGCCACTTAGGTGGAATAGATATCCTGGCCAAGGAGGAGTGCGAAAAGAAGGGCGTACCTTTCAAGGAGTTTCTGCCTAAGAAGTATCAATGGACAGGAGGTTATAAGGACAGGAACTTAGAAATAGTTAACGCCAGTGACATAGTGGTGTGTTTAACTCGTCGAGAGTATCCTCTAGAGTACGATGGATTACGTTTCCCTTACTGCTATCACTGTAAGAGGGCAGATTACCATCGAGGCTGGGATCACGTTAAGTCAGGAGGATGCTGGACTGTCCACCAAGCTCTAGCCAGAGGTAAGTACGGAGGTATCTGGTTATTGTGATGGCTGGTGATCGTCGAAGTCTGGGGAAAGTATAGAAGCTCCCATAGTACCTAGAACAGATCCTGCCGTAGCTTGCTCTCCTTGAGCTTGAGCCTTCGACATAAACTGTCTCATCTTATCGGGGTCCGATAGAATATTGTAGAGAAGATTCTGGGCCCCTTTTTGTCTCCACCCTTTAAGGACGTGGACCGTTCTGGCCTCTCGTCCAAAGGCACCCGTGTAAAGCTTGATGATCCTATAGATGAGGGGGTCATCAGCTTTCACATCCCCCGCAACCGTGTTCTGGACATGGAACGCAACGTTCCTAATAGTCTTCAAATTAGCCATGAACTCAGGACCCATAATGTCCTGGATCTGGCGCCCCTTTACAGTGTCCAGAGCATCATTCAAAACCTTCCTATTGAATCCTTTACCTTCTGTGCCTAGCACTTGACTAGCCAGCTGGATAGCTGTGTCTTTCTGAAGCTGAGCCAGTAGTTCTGGGTTATGGTTCCTGAGGAACGAACCTATACCCTGCACACTGTCAGCATTAGAGAACGCAGCCTTGGCTAGCATAGTCGAGTTAGCCGGAATATCACCGTATGGGGACTCTTTCCACGTCTTCTCGAAAGCCTTAACCTCGGCTGAGGTAGAGGCTACGGCGTCTCCTAGAGTCCCTAACCTATCTACAGCACTCATGTCGTCAGGTCCGAAGAAAGCATCCATAGGGTGCTTCATATCGTTCATGAACTTAGCGTGTAGCTTAGGGTCTGGGACACCGTTCTTGGTGTAGTGGTTACGATAGATAGAGAATATCGACTGACGGATAGAATCCTGAAAACTAGGATCCCCGTCAGAGATATCGTTCAGGGCTTGAACCCCAGCAGGATTATCGTTAATGCCACTATCGAATAGAGTATTATAGACAGCATTAGACTGAACAGGAGTATTGAACCCATCCTTCTTCTTAGCCGCTTCAGCCAGTACACCTTGTCTCCACCTATCTCCATAAGCTTGAGTCTTAGTCTCCGCCGTCTCCCAGGCTGCTAGAGCCGTAGGATCTTGCTCGGCCATATTGGCCTTAGCATTATCTGCCAGGATCTGAGCTACTCTCGCTGTGTCCTGGATATCGGGGGGTATGGCCCCCTTAGCTCTGGCCATGTCTTGGCGCACACCAGCCCGTAGGCCCTTAATGGCGCTTATGACAGCCCACATGGGCTTGGGCTTCTCACTGATCTTGAGTCCACCAGACTCCCCGTCAGAGGGCTCTGGGGGCTCTAGGCCGATAGACTCCATAAGAGCCTTATCAGCCTCCGTAATATCTGTGCCAGGGGTAGGCTCGGCATTGATTAGGAACCCGTCAGGGATAGCCCTGAGTTTAGCTCCCTTAATATCTGTGTCTACCTTACCTATAGTCTTTGCCCTAGCCAAGTACTCCTTCATCAGGGACAGATTTTCTGGTAACCACTGGAAGTTCATAGTACTGTCTACGGGGTGAGCATAGAGGCTAGCATCTTGCTGGTAGGCATCATACGGGTGAACGCCTAGCTTGACATTAAGGTCCCCCCATGCCTGATCCAAGTCTTGCTTCTGGGCTTGCTCTTTAAGGTTTAGCTGTTCCGTGACTCTTTGGTTAATCTCAGCGTCGTTCATCTTAGGCAGACCATCTACGGTCTGTTTAGCGTTGTCTATAGCCGCTTGCTGAGCCAGCTGCGATCTAGCAGCTGCAGCAGATTTCTGCTCAGCCGCAAAATTAGTAATGTTCTGGCCAGACTCCATAGGGGCCCCTTCTGCGGAGCCTGTATAGGCGTCTATGACCTTCTGGAACGTTCTCTGGAGGCTAGTCTGGTTATCCTTAGCCCTGAGGTTATAGTCTACCTGATTGGCTTTGAGGCCCAGGCCGGTACCCATAGCCATCTGAGCAGCTTCGTGCTGAGACTGCTGGGCTACGTCCAGGACTACCTTATTCTCCCCCGCCAGCTTATAGAAGTCCTGCAGATCCCCTTGAGCCTCTTGTAGGCCCTTAGCGATCTCTCCCCAATAGTCTCCGTGGAACACAGGCTCATCGAACAGCGTAGGTCCGTATCTGAAGAACTTAGCAGCCCTAGGAATAGAGGCTACTCCTCCGAACAGCAGCCCCGAGCCAGTAGTCTTAGCGGACTCTAGAACGTTGCTGCCTAGAGCACTTACGTCTACGTGGACAGGCTGACCTTTGATTGTCATGGTAGGAGTGTCTTTAGCTGTAGAGTCGTTGCCTAGTAGAGCGTTAAGCCCGTACTTGACTGTCTCGGCAGCAGAGGTAGCTAGACCGCCCATAAGAGCCGGAGCTATAACTCCTGGCCCCCCAAGCATAGCAGCCGCTGTAACGGCTCCTCCCTCCACAGCATTAGGGATGCTAGGCAGAGTTGCTAGACCGTTAGAGTTCTGTTTACGAGAATCTACGGTAGTGTACCGTTGAGTTTCAGGATTGTAGTACTCCGGTTCTCCAGTATCAGGTCCTATCCTGGCCATGCCAGGCACCCCTTCAGGGGGGTGGATACCTTTACGACCGAAGTAGCTATTGATGGCCTGGAGCTTATCCTTAGGATCTGAGGCTAGGTCTACCATGTTCCGTAGACCGTAAGGAGCCCCAGTAAAGATGTCTACTCCGTTCTTAGCCGCCATCTGATCCTTGGAGGTGAACGGAGATATGCCTTGAGCGGCCTCACTCTGCTGAACCTTGTTGAAAGGATCGATGGCAGCGTAGCCTTGAGGCAGCATGAAAGGTGTTCTGTTGAGAGCCTTAGATACTACGTTCGTATGATTAGAGAGGGCCTCCCACGGAGTAGAAGGCCCTGCGTCAGCGCTCGTAGCTGAAAGTGCTTCCCAAGGAGTGGTGGGCATTAATTATTCCCAGTTAGAGGGATCTTTGAAGTCCCCACCTTTGTAGGTGTGGCCCATGTATTTATCCCCCTTCTTAAGCTTACCCATGACCTGACCGGCTGGAGCAAATCCCCAGTCCTTGTTACCATTAGCTTGCATGTTCTCGTCTAGCAAGAACTGAGGCTTAGACTGCCTTAGGTTCTTGTTGGGAGAGTTATCGTAGGCGTCGTTCAATCTCTCGATGAGATTGTCCCTTTGCATCCCTAAAGCCTTAGTAACAGCCAAAGGATCTGAGCTACGATCAGCCAGGAGATCCTCTTTAATCTGGTCAATACGAGACTTACGAGAAGCAGGATCTGTGTTAGTGTTACCCTGAGCTTTCTCGATGACGTACGCCAAGTCTGTGATAGCCGAGTTGAACGTAGTGGCATCTATACCTTTCTGGCGTAGACGATCAAGTATAGGAGCTGACTCTTTAGCAAACTGGGTAGACATAGAATAGTCTTTGCCAGTGATTGTGCTAGCCAGACCTTTAACCGTGGATCTCCAGTTATTGATGCTCTCTAGAACATCACCAGACTTACCAACAGAAGCAGGATCGTTGTTTACCATGCCTGTAACTTTGTCGATAGCTCTGATAGCATCTTGGGTAGCGCTGGCTCTATTAGAGAGATCCGTAGCTTCTTTATCATACCCTGAGTTGGTCATTAGACCGGGTATGTGAACCCCGGCCTGCTGCATTTCATCAGGAGTACCTGACATGTTCACAGCAGCCTGGAAAGGCTGAGTGCTGGAAATAGCGGGTTTACCAGAGATATCTAGGCCACCTTGGCTATCAACCTGATAGGTGGCGTTCATGCCGTTCCTAGTGGTTTTCTCGATAGCTCCAGGAGTTAGCTGAGGAGTATTCTCGGCTCTAACCCACCCACTCTGGGGGTTGGCTAGTTTCATGTACATAGGAGTACCAGGAATAGCTGACACTCTAGCCCCTGTTTGGGGCTGGTAGAAGTTCTCAGCAGACTTGCCTAGAGCCTCTTGCTTAGTCTTGTACTCAGGATCCTCAATAGGATTATAGCTTAGCTCTTTAGTGGCGTGGACTAGAGCGTGATCAGCAATCAGCTGAGTCATGGGGTCACCCTGGAAAGCAGGGTTACTTATAAGGGACGTAGCTGCTTGGTAGAGGGCCTTGTTAGCCGGAGTACCGTTAGCGATTAGTCTTTGCTGCTCTTGCTGCATCCACTGAGCGGCAGCAAACTTAGGCTGCCCACCAGGACCTTGACCAGGACCTGCTGGATCTGCGGAAGTCTGCTTAGGAGCTTGGTCTTCCTCATTGTTAACCATGTTGTTGACAGACTGCCCAAGTCTAGCCCCTACTGTCTGCCCGAAGTTCTGAGACAGCATGAGCTTAGGATTCTGCATCCCGAACAGCTGCTTAGCCATTAACTGGTTCATCAGCATGGCCTGCATAGGATCATACCCTCCCATACTCTGAGGGTTATAGGCGTACGGATCTATGCCAGGAGAGTTATTATATCTCTGGTCAGCTAGAAGGAAGTTGGGAGTAATCATACCATTTGGCATTGGTTTACAACCTATATAAAGAACGATTAGAAGCCCCGCTACCGCCTATAGCTACAGGGTTATAAGGAACACTAGAGGCACCAGGAGCGGAGCCGTAAGCTGCTAATCCGGAGAACGGAGAATCTCCTCCTATGGCTTTCCAGTCTTGAGGAGCCTGTCCTGACATATACTGGGAGACCATATCCTGCAGAAGACCTTGTGTGGTAGCCTTGTAAGTAGAGCCTACATTAGACCATCCCTGGCCCATAGAGCCTACCCAAGGGGCTACGACCTTATCGTAGACCTGCTCGGGAGTAGAGGACTTGTTTATGGTACCCGCTGCAAAGGCAGAGTTGATCTTGTTAATCATGTCGTTGGTGAACTTCTGCTCCCCCATACGACCGTACTGCTGGTACATAGGCAGAGTAGAGGATCTCTCATCGAACAGTCCCGCTAGTCCTAGGTAAGGATCTTGGACCTGAGAAGTAATCTGTTGCGCTTGTCCAGGATTCTGGCCAACCGCGTTAATGATATTTTGCACTCCTGCCGTCTCTGGGTCTTTCTTGCCAGGTCCGAACAGGCTTGATAGGGCGCCCGCAGCGCCTCCTATTAAGGCTCCAAGGGCCGTACCTATTCCAGGTACCACAGAGCCTATGGCGGCTCCTGTAGAAGCTCCGCCCAGGGCATCGTTACCAGTACTACCGGACTCCCAGCTATTGATCTCGTTATAGAGGCTGAGAGGTATAGCAGCTGCTCCTAGAGCCTGCCCTATGCCTCCGCTAGCGCTGCCGAATAGACCTGCCTGATTAGCTAATCTGCCAGCATCTATGGCTGCTTGAGCATCTCCGGTTACTCCACCTCTGGATAGTCCAGAATAGAGTCCCAGGATATCCCCTACGCCTGAGTTAATAGCGCCTAGACTAGAATTGCCTTGGCCGAACATACCGGCAACGTTATTGCCGAGTCCTACAGCACTATTGGCTTGTCCTATCTCCCCCACTAATGGGTTTGGTCCGCTGGACTGGGCGGGGGTCCCGCCAGCGGTATTAGTATGGGTATCCGTCCCCGAAGTACGTGGTCGTTCCGTCGTCTGTCTGAGTGGTCGTCTGGGTCGGATCTGAGAAATTAGCCGAGGGGTCCGTATTGGTGTACTG